GAACTAACCATAATTTAATATCAGGAAACTTCCACGCAGAGAATATTACTAGCGCTAATTCATTTAAATTCTTCGCTCGTGTTGGTGGAGCAGTTTCCACTTCCACTACACTCACTGGAAATTTCTATGTAAGATCTGATGCGATTTCTGTTCATCGCCCATTCGATGGTGGTGTTCTACTTGGACCATACAATCCTGCTCATGGCGCTTCTATTTCACGCCAGACTAAAAAGTATATGCGTTACCAATCTGGTAAAGGTATGATGTGGACATCAGGTACTTTATTCTGTCCAGTTTATAACCTAGACCAAGCAAGTGCAACTGGTACTCAGGTTGGATCAACTGTCACTATTAGAACTGAACAAGTTCATGGATTGCAAGCTGGTGCCACAGTAATTGTTGAAGGTATTGTCACTACAGGATACAACGGAACATATGGTGTTTCGAATGTTCTAGATGAACGAACTTTCCAATATCAAGCTGCCAACATATTAGGTTCTGCAGATTCCGTTCTTACCAACCTACCACGTGTCACTGTTTCAAAGTGGCATGGATCGTTGGTTCGTTGTGGCGTATTTGACGACCAAAACGGAATCTTCTGGGAATATGATGGTACTGAACTTGCTGCAGTTAAGCGTTCTGGTACATATCAACTTTCTGGATTCGTTACAGCAAACCCAGGAAGTCAAACTATTAATGGCAGTGGTACTCGTTTCACTCAACAATGTTATGTTGGATGTAAAATTATTATTCGTGGTATGACATATATCGTTAACGGTATCGTTAACGACACTCAACTGTTTATTAATCCAGGATATCGTGGTATCAACATCGCAAGATCTGTTAAGATGGCGATTGTTATCGATACACGTGTTCCTCAATCGCAATTTAACGTTGATAAAATAGACGGAACGGGTCAGTCGGGTTATAAAATTAATCTGGCAAAAATGCAGATGATGGGAATTCAGTTCTCTTGGTATGGTGCGGGCTTTATTGACTTTATGTGCCGTGGTCCAGATGGTAATATGATTTGTGCTCATCGCATGAAGATGAACAACGTTAACAGAGAAGCCTACATGCGTACTGGTAACTCAACAATTCGTTACCAAGCTGCAAACTATGGACCAATTGATTTCTTGGCTGAAGATATCACTAGCACTCAAACAACAATCCCACTTAAAGACGCTTCTCGTTACCCAACTACTGGTGGTGTAGTAAACATCGAAGGTGAGTTAATTAGTTTCACTGGAGTATCTGGTAATAACTTAATTGGATGTGTTCGTGGAGCTACATTAAATCAGTTCATCGCAGGTTTATCTAAAAACTTCCAAGGTCGTCCAGCGTTGGCGCACTTGGCTGGTAATGGATTCCAGTCTGTAATGTTGGTTTCATGTACAGCAACTCCATTGATTAACCACTGGGGTTCTTCTTATATTATGGATGGTAACTTTGACGGAGACCGTGGTTACTATTATAACTATCCATCCGTCAATAACACAATTCCTACTGGTAAGGCTAAGACGCTTTTCTATATTCGTCTGGCGCCATCAGTATCTAACTCGATCGCATCAGACTTCGGCGATCGTGAGTTGGTTAATCGTGCTCAGTTGTTGCTACAAAAACTTCAAGTACAATCAGATCAGTCTATTTTGATCACGGGTATGATGAATCCAGGTAATATCGATGCGTCTACATTAACATGGAACTCAGTTAATGCTGCGAACTTTGGTTCTCAACCATCCTTCTCTCAGATTTCAACCAGCAACTCAACTGCGTCAACTCCAGGCGAACAGATTTTCTCAACACTTGGTCAGCCAAGTGGTTTCTCTGAGATTGACTTGTCAGGATTGAAAGAATTATCAAACTCAGCGATTGGTGGAAATAGTAACTTCCCTGACGGACCAGACGTTTTGGCAATCGTCGCTACCAATAACGGTAGCGGTATTACTGACTATGATGTAACGAAAACTACTACTGATTCTGCTAGTAAATATAGACTTAACGGATATAACAATCCAACGTTAACTGTTTATCGTGGAGAAACCTACACATTTAATATGGCAGGTACTGCAATAAATAATATTGTTGCAATTTCAGGCACTGCTGGTCAATTCACTTGCGGTGCATCTGATTTAGCAGTTGGCGATTTAGTTCGCATTACGGGTACACTTACTGGAACTGGTACTATCACTGGATATACCTCTGGAGCTGAATATAAAGTTTCTGCGGTTACTGGAACTGCACCAAACGTAACTGGGTTTACATTACAAACTACATCTAACGCTGCTATTACAACTACTACTGGTAGTACAACTGGACTCAAATTTGTATCTAGCAATGACTTTGGTAATCATCCATTCTGGATTAAGACTACCCAGACAATTGGAACTACTGATGCGTATAATACTGGCGTAACAGGCAATGGCGCCAATTATGGTCAGCAAGTTACATGGGTTGTTGATATTGATACACCAGATACATTATATTACAACTGTCAGTTCCATGCAGCAGATCGTGGAATAATTAATGTTGTGGATAGAGCAGCTGCCAGCGTGAACGTAAACTTGTTCTGGACAGAAGCGCAATCATAATAAATAAAGAATAAAGAAGAGATAAAGGACACTCATGTCAACCCAAGTACAATTTAGAAGAGGAACAACTACTCAGAACAATGCGTTCACTGGAGCAGTTGCCGAACTTACTTATGATACTGATGCAAAAACATTACGTATTCATGACGGATCTACTCCAGGTGGTGGATCTGTTGTAGTAACTACAACTGCTACACAGGGTTTACTTAACAAAACTCTATCTACTGGTTCTGTTTGGAACGGTAATGCCATTTCTCTTGCATATGGCGGTACTGGTCGTACCATCAATACACCAATCCCAGGTGGTATCGCTTACGGTGTAAGTAATGGTATGATTCTTGGACCACAAGGTACTTCTGGTCAGGTTCTTATTTCTGGTGGTGACTCTGCTCCATCATGGGTTGCTTCTACTTCTCTGCAAGCTGGTAACTCTGTTAACGCAACCTACGCAACTAACATTGCTGGCGGTTCTGCTGGACAGTTGATTATTCAACAAGACAATGCGCTAACAACATTCATTACTGCAGGTGATGCAGGAACATTCTTGAAGTCCAATGGTGCTGGATATGCTCCAGGTTGGGCTTCTGCGAATATTACCATTGGTAGTACAGTTATTGACCTTGGTAGTTCTTCTACTTCACTAAATGGTCTTAATATTGTAGCTGCAACAGGAACTAGTCATTGGACTTTACCTGTTGGAACTACAGCAGAGCGACCAGGATCTCCTGCGATTGGTATGGTTCGCTACAACTCTACACAATCAACGTTTGAGGGATTTTCTTCTGGAGCTTGGTCTTCTCTTGGTGGTGTTAAATCCGTTGATGGTTTAACATACATTACTGCTGAAACTTCAGCTGGCGCATCGAATGATGAGTTAGAATTTTATGCTGCAACTGGTTCTTCAACCACAGCTAAGGTTGGTGGTTGGAATGCCACTCGATTGCTAGTTTCTAACACTACAGCAGCTACTAGCAGTAGTACTGGCGCATTAGTTGTTTCGGGTGGTCTTGGTGTTTCAGGTGCGGTTTATGTTGGCGGTACTTTAAACGTAACTGGTAACTTATCTGTTTCTGGTACCACTACTACAACAAACAGTCAATCATTGACTGTTACAACCCCTCAGTTATTCTTATCTTCTGATAACACTGGTAACTCAACTGACGTTGGTTTACTTGGCGGTTATACTGTTGGTGGAGTATTAAAGAAAACTGGTCTGGTTAAACAAGCAGCTTCCAATGAATGGAGATTGTTTTCCAATACCACAGCTTCACCAGGAACTACATACGATTTCACTGGCGTAGTGTATGATACTTTGCGTCTTAGTGGTATTATCGGTACTGGTAATTCTAGTGTTGGTGGAACATTCTCCGTATCAGGTGCAACTACTTTAGCTGCTCTTACGACTACAACTCTATCTTCATCTAGTGGAACATTCTCTGGCACTCTTGGTGTTACTGGTGCAGTAACATTCTCCAGCGCATTAACTGTAACAGGACAAATAACTGGTGGATCTTTCCAAACTTCTTCTGACGCTCGCCTAAAATCTAACATTCAAGATTCAGAATATGGTCTTGACACTGTGATGCAATTACGTTCAGTTAAATATGAACGTGATAATAAATCTGAGATTGGTTTGATCGCTCAGGAAGTTAAAGAAATTACACCAGAGTTTGTAGGCGAGAGTAATGGGTATATGACTGTTAACTATGCTCAGATGGTTTCTGTCCTAGTTAAAGCTGTCCAAGAACTTTCTGCAGAGGTTAATGCCCTTAAAGCCAAACTAGGAGAGTAATGTGGCTGTTAATTCAAGAGAATCATTGAAGCAATATGCTCTAAGAGCATTGGGGGCACCTGTAATTGAGATTAACGTGGACGACGATCAATTAGAAGATCGTCTTGACGAAGCTCTTGAGTTCTGGCGCCAATACCACTATGATGGTATCGAGAGAATGTATTTTAAATATCAGGTAACGCAAACTGATATTACCAACAAGTACATCCCAGTTCCTGATTTAATTTACGGTATCACAAGAGTTATCCCTATCACTCAAACATCTGGTTCTAAGAACATGTTTGATATGCAGTATCAACTTCGTTTACACGATCTGTATGATTTAACTTCGGTATCAATCGTATATTTTAAAAACGTAATGAGTCATATCGCATTGCTGGATATGGAACTAAATGGTCCACAGTCTTACAGATTCAATCGTCTACAAGGTAGATTGATGTTGGATATTGATTGGAACAGTGAAGTTAAAGTTGGTTCGTTCATCGTCGTTGAAGCCTATCGTGTTTTAGATCCAAACGAATTTACAAAAGTTTGGAATGAGATGTGGTTGAAACACTATACCACTGCTTTGTTTAAAAAGCAATGGGGTGCCAACATGAAGAAATTTGGTGGTCTACAACTTCCAGGTGGAGTTACACTAAACGGACAAGAAACCTATGACGAAGGTGTTACTGAGATTAAAGACTTAGAGGATGAACTTATGAATAAGTCAGCTCCTCTAGATATGTTTATAGGATAAGTATGACAACAACCAATGTCTACTTTTCTCATGGCACACGAAATGAGCAGTATCTAATAGAAGATCTGATCATTGAATCATTGCGCATGTATGGCAATGAAGTTATGTATATTCCAAGAACCTTAGTGTCGAAAGATGACATTCTTGGTGAAGATCGTCTAAGTCAATTTAAGTCAGCTTTCCCTATCGAAATGTATTTTGAGAACGTAGATTCCTTCGGTGGACAAGGTGCGTTTATTCAGAAGTTCGGTCTTATGGTTGAGCAGTCTGCCACTCTAGTAGTTGCTCGTAGACGTTGGGATCAATTCGTTGGACGTTATGGTGTTACAACTTTACCGAATCGTCCATGCGAAGGTGACTTGATTTACTTCCCTCTATCAAAAGGTTTGTTCGAAATTAAATTCGTGCAACACCAAGACCCATTCTATCAACTCGGTAAACTCTATGTTTACAAACTGCAAGTTGAATTGTTCCAGTATGCTTCTGAACAAATTGATACTGGACATAAAGAGATTGACGTATTCGAAAGTTTAAAAACTATGTCTACGAATACTACAAGAAACCCAAATGGTCAAGTCACTAAACTTACATTGGTCAATGGTGGACGTAACTACTTGGCCAATCCTGACGTAGTTTTCACATCAACATCAGGCAGAGGTGCTGCAGCATCAGCAACGATTACAAACGGTAGAGTTACCAACTTAGTATTGACCAATGGTGGTAATGGATATGCTACACCACCAACTATTTCCTTCGTTGGTGGTAGCGGACTTGGCGCAGAAGCTACTGTAGAGATAACAACGAATATTGATAAATCGTCTGACTCGTTTGGTGATAATACCCAATTTAAAACTGAAGCTGCCGATATTTTATTTAACGTCAATAATCCATTCGGAGAAGTACAGTCAATCCCAACACCTGTGGAGATACCGTCTTTCGAAGCGGATACAACTACAGTAACAACAGATTCTGAAACAATAACAACGGATACGCTATAATGTCTAAACAAACAATTAACATAGGCACAGGAGCCAACAGC